CGGTAAAGCCGTTGATCCTGTGCGTGACTCGATCACCGATGTTCATGATCTTTCTCCTTCTCCTAGTGCAGCGTCGATGGCGGCGGTACGCGGCCGATGCGGACGACGCGGAGGTTGCCGGCGGCGACCAGGACGACGGGGACGGCCTCGGCTTCACTCAGCATGGCTCGACCGAGATGCACACCTCGTCGCGCTCGGCGCCGTAGTGGCCCCTCACGACGTACTCGACATGGGCGGCGTCGTCGTCCCGTATCCAGCCCCGCTCCACGAGGCCATCGAATATCCCCTTGCAGCCGGCGAGGAAGTTGTCGCAGTCGCGTCGGTGATGGCTGCGCCAGCGGAACTCCACGGTGATGACGGCGTGTTCGATGGGGTCCAGCTTCTCGGCCAGACGCATCGTGTCGCCCTTGACCTGGTTGCGCCAGCTCGTGGCGGCGTGGCGATGGCCGTGGAGCGAGTTGGTGCCGGGAGGGATGTAGGGCAGCACGATGGCCCGCTCCACCCAGCCGCACTCACGGCAGCGGCGTGCCCAGTCGCCATCCTCGATCTGCGCGGGGGATGGGCCGTGGTAGACGTGGCGGTGCGTCATCTCTCGTCCTCGCTCACGGCGACCATTGCCTCGGCGTTCACGCTGTCCACGATGAGGTCGAGGCTCATCCGATTGGGCTCGTTGAGGGTGATGTCCAGCGCGACCCTCGTGACACCCTTGACACGGACGCCGTCGAGCGTCACGAGGGTGCTGTAGCCGCTGACGGCGGGGCTGGTGATGGTGACCCGGTGCAGGTCGCTGTCGGTCTTCATGCTGCTCCCTCCCTCGCGCTCACGAGCCACCTCGTCACGCAGCTCTTGGAGACGCCCATGTGGCGGGCGATGGCGGCGGCGTGCATCCCGTCGCCGAGCAGCGCCATGGCGCGGTCGATGCGCTCGCGGCGCTGCGCCTTGAGGTGCTCGATGTGGGGGTGTGGGCGGCGGGGTGCCTCGGTGGCCGGCTCGCCGTCGCACCTGTTCTCGGCGCGCATCTCCGCGGCGAAGTCGTCACAGCAGTCGGCGCAGGGGTCATACGCCTTGGCGAACCACAGCCGCTCGTTGGCCTCGCACCATGCGTCGAACTCGTCGGGGGTCATACAGGGCCGTCGCCTTACTGCCATGACTCGGGGTAGAGGGTGCGGAGGTAGTCGCGCTCTGCGTCGCGGTGGCTCGTGGCCCAGCCGCCCTGGTGGTGGAAATGGCACAGGGTGACGAGGTGTGCCATGTCGCTGGGGGCCTTGCGGCCCATCATCGGCTCGGCCTTGACGTGGTCCACTTCCCAGACATCGGGCCACGGATTGTTTGGCAGCAGCTCGCCCCACTTGTCCCGGCATGGCCCGGCTTGTGGGTCCAGCGTCTCGGCGACGCACCAGCCGTCCCGGAAGATGACCTGGAGTCGGAGGGCTCCCGTCATGTCGCTCATGCGATGACCGCCGGGCGTGGGACTCTCCGCTGGAACTCTGTCTCTTCGTTGCGATCTTGATCGCGCGCGCTACCGTTCCTTTCCATAACGTTCCCTACCGTTCCCTTACCGTTCCTTACCGTGCCGGGGATGTGCGGGGATACGCGGGGATGTGCGGGAGGGTTCGGGCAATCGCCGGAAAGATGCTTCCGCTCGACGGTCGTGACGCGCTTCGTCGGGCCAGCCAGACGCTGGTGCTCAGGCAGGGTCGGGATGACGGCGTGGCCGCATTCGAGGATGACGAGACGGCCCCCAGCGGCCAGCTCCTCGCCCCATCCGGCGATGGCCGTCTCCCGCCTGCGCACGGTCTGGTGGGGCAGCAGTTCGGCTCCGAGGCGGTGGACGTTCCACTCCAGGTAGCCGGCGTCGTCCGCTACGCACCAGAGCCCGATGTAGATGAGGCGGGCGCCGTAGGTGAGTGCCGCCATCTTCTCGTCCAGCCAGAAGTCAGGCTTCACCTGCCGGATGCGCATCTCACGCGGCCTTCCCACTGACAGACGCATTGGTAGGGGCGAGTCCAGAGGACAGGGGCACCACAGCAGTCCGTGCGCTCCACGAGCGGTGGGGCTCGCTGCGGACGTGGCTCAGGTGGCCCTCCGTCCACGACGGCCCCATCGGCCCGCCCAGGCTGATCGTGGCCCCACAGGCGCATTGACTCCGCTGCCTCATGGCACACGCTTCTGGCCGATACCGACGCGACCGATCATCGCGGCCTTGGCCTCGTCGAGTGCTCGCTTTGATGCGATGACACGGGACAGGTCATCAGTCGTGCCGGTCCGCTTCGCGGTCAGCTCCGCCGCGCGCAGCTCTAGGGTCAGCCTTCTGATGTCGTGAAGCGACGGGCGTGTCATCAGAGCCTACCGATGGGCGGGAACTCGTTCGCGATGGCCCCGATATCGCCCTTGTACGCCACGATGATGCGCTGCTCGCGCTTCGGGAACTTACGGTATTGCAGCGTCTTCTTGGCCTGCGCCAAGCGAGTGAACTCGGCTTCGAGGTAGATGATCTTGTTGTAGACGGTCAGTCCGTTGTCCTTGAAGAACAACTCCGTCTCGGCTTCGTGACAGTGGTATGCGCCCTTGGCGTCACGAGAGTCGCCAGTCATGATCACGATGAAGCGGTTGTCCCGCAGGTGGTCGATGGCGATCCTGTAGCCAGCGAACAGGGCGTCTCTGAATGCTTCGTAGGTCTTCAGCGCGTTGATCTCGCCCTCGGGTGGCGAGCCGTCGTAGTCGATATACCGCTCGACCCGGTAGTAGGGGGGACACGCGAATACCAGGTCGAACTCTCCTTCGGGATCGTAGGTCGAGCTGTCAGACGGGACCCAGACCACGTCATCGAACTGCGAGCAGAGCGCATTATTCGCATCGCACTGGTTCTGCCGGATCTCGCTCGCCAGGTACTGGTAGCCGCTGGCCCCGGCCACGAAGCCGAACTGGACGCCACCTCCGAACGGGTTGTAGACGCGGCGCCCCTCGCGCGGCGTGAACATCCGCAGGATGACCTCGCAGGCCACAGGGTCGAGGACAGATGCGTTGTGGTTGTGCGCACGACCCGTGACCACGTTGGCGAAGCCACTCTCTCCCTGCCAGCAGCCCTCGCGGGTCGCGTATGCCGGATTGGGGATGCTCATGGCCTCCCCGGTCTCGTCAAGGCGGGCGTTCCACTCCTTCTTGAGCTGAAGCCAGTTGCCCTTCGTGCTATCCCAGACGTTGGTCATCGTGATGTGGGCTAGCGTCTTGAGCCGGTGATAGGCGGGGTCGCCAGCCAGCATGTACTCGAAGCCGGACGCCTTGAGATACGTCTCGAAGCCAAGCTCGTGGAAGAGCTCAGGCGTCTCGAACTTGCTCTTAGGATTGGTGGTCATCAGCATCGGCAGACCGTCTTGGTTCTGCGCCATCACGGCGACAGCCATCTCGCGGTACAACTCAGGCGTGAAATGGTCTGGCTTGATGACCGACTGGAGCAGGCAGAACTCACCGATCTCACGGTTGTCCTGGAACGTGAAGAAGCCAGCGAACTCGCCCCCGATGAGCAGGATGATCGCGGAATGGATCTGCATGTTCTTCCGTGCCGCGCGATGCGCGATGCCGTCCTCCAGGGCTAGCGCGGCGACCTCCTCCTCGAAGCCCGAGCCGATGACGCTCTTGACGTATCGGAACTCGATGTCCCCATCCGGCCCCCGCTCGTCGGGGACGGGCGTGAAGAGGTATTGCTGGTCGACCACAGGTACGAATGCCATTGGCTTGTCCTCGACTCCACACTGGTCCGGGCACTCGGCGCAGTGCCCGATGAATACGTCCGGGCGATGTAGTGAGAGCAGCGTTCCGCCGCCTACCGAGTCCGCACGTCGCGTCGTGAGCAACTCACCGCTCATGACCCGCGGGTTATCAGGCCGGACCCGTAGCGGGGTGTCGATGACCGGCCCTAGCGACAGCAGGTAGTCCTGCCTGCGCTGGCACTCCTGCGCCCAGTCCGTATCACCGAACGCACAGGTGACGACCCGGTTGATGCTCCTGATGCCATAGTGCTGAAGGCGCCTCAGTTGCCTGACCCGGTGATGGGTCTGAGCTTCCGTATCCAGGCCGCTCGTCGACGTATGCACCACCACGTCCAGCTCCAGCATCTTCGAGAGCTGGTCATCTGACAGGGCCTGCCAGTGCTTGGTCACGATCACGGCCGTCTTCTCGGCTGGACGCAGACAGCGTATGACGTTGAGCGTGTGCTGCCACTCATGGCTAGGGTCGCCCATCACGCCGATGCGGTACCACGTCAGCGGGTGCGCTCGCAGTTGCCTGATCAGGATGTCCCGGTGCTGCCACTGATCAACGAAGCCGCGCCGGACGCTGCGCCCGAAGTCCAGCCCGCGGAAGCGAGCGATCTTGGCGGCGTAGCACTCGCCGTAGCAGCCGTCAGGCTGCGTGTGCATCCCCATCGAGCAGCCCTTGACGGTGCCCACGTCCATGCAGCCCTTGGCATTGGCCGTGGCCGTGATGGCGTCGTGATACCGCCTTGGGGTCCTACTGATGTCGAACAATCGCGGCTGGATGTACGGCGTCATCGCTGGCACACATGCGGCGTGCCGGTGTCATGGTTGACGAGGCGCAGCGTGCCGTCAGGCAGCCGCTCCCAGCGCACCATGCGCCGACACTGCTGACACTTGACCGGGCCTAGGAGGGCCATGACTCTTTGTCCCGGTTGGCATGGTTGCCCTTGTGGCCCGCGTCACGGACGCAGGCGCCGAGCTCGGGGCTGAAGCCCTCGCAGCGGTCTGGTGCCGGCATGGGGTTGCCCTCGATCGCACTACCGGGAAGGGGGTCCGGGGTGGCGTCGAGAGCGCCGGCAGGGGTGGCCTCGATGTCCGCGTCGATGACCTCGACCTGGACCTCGGGGCCTGATGTGATGGCCGCTGCCTTCTGCGCGACGCGCTCGGCTGCGGTGGGCTGCGGCTGTCGGGCGACAGCCTCGATGTGCGGGGCCTCCGCGTTCCCCATGCGTGCCACGACCTTGCCGACCGTCAGGCCGGGGAGGTCCAGCACGGGCACCGCGAAGCGATGGGTGATGACCTTGCCGTCCTCGCGCACCTTCTTGGAGCGTTGCTCCAGACGCAGGATGGCGGGTATCCATGGCTGCGTGGACAGCGACTTCAGCAGCTCGATGGTGGCGGGGATGCTCGTCGCGGCGTTGTAGCCGCTCGTGTCGAGGCGCCACACGCCGAGTCCGGGGACGTCGGGCAGCATGACGCTGACGCGGGTCATCGGGTCGCACAGGCGGTTGCCGGGGTCGCACAGGCACGGGCCACCGCTGATCTGCTCATAGCTGCCGTCGCAGCGGCGCTCGCACGTCCCGCCCTGCCAGTATTCGTACGCCTGGCTGACCGTGCGAAGGCTCGTGGGGATGAGGATGCGCAGCTCGGCCGACTCGGTGAGCAGCTCCCAGAAGCCCTCGTCCGGGGCGTCCGTCCAGGGATGGACGGTCCCGCCCCACAGCACGGCCGCGGCGTCCAGCAGGGCCTTGCTGCCGCTGGTGAGGCGCCACGTATCGAGCGTGGTGGGGTACTCCTTGCCTCGGTCGGTCTTGGCCTTCGCCCCGAGCCGGATGCGGCCGAGCTCGGTGGGGCGATGCTCCAACTGCAAGAGCGTGTTGGTCGGTGTCAGGTCCACGGTGTCTCCTCCTCTGTCCAGGTCGGCCGAAGCGACCGACTTCCCTCAGACATCTCGGTATGGCGCTCGACCTCCTGATCGAGCCGCTCCTCCCAGCCCGGTAGCCCGGTAAGGCTCCAGCCCACCTGGGCGACGGCCTGCCAGTTGGTCGAGGCGCGGCCCTTGGTGAGCCTGTGCGTCACCTTCCAGCCGGGCCCCTCGGCGCCCGCGTGCTCGCCCAGGGCGACGCGGATGGCGTTCTTGATGCGGTCCTCGCGGTCCTTGGCCGCGATGGCGGCGGGGCGAGCCTCGCGCCACTCGCGCATCAGGGCCTCCAGCTCGGCGGTCGGCTCCATGAGCGAGCCGTCGTCGGTGGGGTAGAGGCGGGCGATGGCCTTGCGCGTAGCCTCCGAGCCATCCACCGCTGGCGGGATGCCGGCCAGGACGTGGTTGACGTGGAAGTCAGCGGCGATGACGAGCAGCGCCTCCTGGTAGTCGCGGTCGGGCTTGATCGTGTGGATGTCGATGTGAGCGCCGTTCAGCACCGCGACCTCGGCGTCCTCATACCCGCTGACCATGAGCTGCCACTGCACCTGGTCCTGCACATAGGCCGGGACCGGCTCAGGCCCCTCGACCCAGCGGCGGTAGGGCACCCACTTGAGTTCCACGATGCGCCGCTCGCCCTTGACGGCCGAGACGCGGTCGAGGCTGGCGGATGCCCAGGGCACCTCCTTGCTCACGAGCATCCGGTTGACGCGGCGCAGGGGTCGCCCGGTCATCGCATGGACGCGGTCGCTGATGACCTGTTCCATGGCATGGCCGATGTCGAACATCTCCTGCGTCAGCGGGTCCACCGGCTCGGGCTCGAGCAGGCGTGTCTTGTACGTCCACAGGCTCCACGGCGACGTCCGGTACGGGCTGTTGCCGGTAAGGATGGGGACGTCGGATGAGCCGATGTAGTCGCGGCGGG